CCTTCATTTATAACTTGTGAAGATGGATATTTAAACAAACGATTAATTATTGCAAAATTATTTGTACAAGTATCTGTCGCTTGGTCTGCTGAAGATATACCATACAAAGCATTAAAGTTATTACTATTACCACTTACATCTAATCCTAGATTTGAACCATCTTCAAAATCAAGATAATATCCCTCATCACCAAAACTTCCACTATATGCTTTTGGAATCCATATTCCGCTAGTGCTATCAAATTCACCAAAGTCTGATGCTTGTTTTACTTGTCCGTCTAAAAAATATAGTTCTGTGTAATATCCTGGTGCTGTTTGTGAACCATCAGGACTGCCAACAAAATGTGACATATTTGTTTCATACATTTCACTATCAGCATTTTGTGTTGGATAGTTAGCTGTACCTAGTGATGTTTCTTCAACACCATTAACATAAAATTTTACTCTGTCTGCCTCAGTTGAATCTGTTGAATCATAAGCAACTACGATGTGATACCATGCGGCAGTATCACGGAACACTCTATTTGTTTTTATTTCTGTATCACCACTATTAGTTCTAAACTTCAAGACATCATTTTGAAAAGCAAACAGAGTAGTTACTGCACCTGCATTACCACAGAAAAATATATCTTCTCCACTATCTTGTAATTCCGTTCTTTTTATCCATATTGAAAATGTAAATTTATCTGCATTAGTTGGTGTTCCAATATTGCTATCAGATCGTTGTAGTCGTTCCGAATTATCTTTTTCAAACTTACAAGAATTAGCTACATCATAACCTGTTGAAACTGAACCTCTATTAGCAGTTCTCTGTAAGGTTTCCATATTAACTTTGTGTCAAATTTTGACTAATACCTATATTTTGCCATTTAGAACCATTATATCTAAATGCGTATATATCAGTCTTAGCGTCTGTAGCGGTCTGTGTAGGGGTTACATCACCCACAAACTCAAAGATTGCGTTCCATGCTAAAGTATAAGGACCACTTGATGCATGTTGTGCTACCTCAATACTTATGATAGCTCCTTCGACTGCATTACTTGGTGCAGATATAGTTGAGTTTTCTTCTAGTAATAAAAAAGCATTTGCTGCTGCTGCTGCATCCCAAGACACTGTACCATCTGTTAATGCTACTTGACTGATATTAGCTGAAGTAGATGAAGTTACTATTTTAGGCATGGTAACATTTTGGTTTTCATCTATTGATATAGCAGGAGTTGTACCGACTGTTGAGCCTAAACCAATAACTAAATCATCTGCTGAGTCATCTAAACCTAAATAGTAATCTTGAGCATTACCATCAAATACTAACTTAGTATCAACTGCTGCACCATCACCAATGGTTACAGAGTCATCATCTATTGTAAGTATGTTGTTTGTACCTACAGTAGAGCCTTCTCCAATAACTAATTTATCAGCAGAATCATCTAGTGCAACATAAAAATCTTTAGCATTTCCGTCATAGATTAATGCTGTATCTACTGCTGCTCCATCACCCAAAGTAACTGTATCATCAGTTATAGTTAATATAGGATTAGTGCCTACAGTAGAACCCTCTCCAATTAACAGTTTATCTGCTGAGTCATCATTGGCTATATAGAAGTCTTTGACTCCATTAAATTGTATTTTGACATCTTCTTCACCGCCATCACCTAATGTTAAGGTTGGTGTTGTGCCAAGCAAAGACATTGTTTGAGCAACAATATCACCTGTGGTTGATGAAGCAGCCTGACCAACACCAATAGACTGAGCAAATTTAATATCTTGGTTTTCATCAATTTCAATAGCAGGAGTAGTTCCTACTGCTGAACCAAGACCTATAACTAAGTCATCAGCACTGTCATCTAGTCCTATATAATAATCTTGTGCGTTACCATCAAAAACTAATTTAGTATCCTCAGCAGTGGCATCACCTATAGTTAAGGTTGTGCCATTAATAGACAAAGTATCTGTAACTTGTAAATCAGTAAATACATCTAATACTGCTGCACCTGAACCTGCTCCATCTAACTGAACTACGGCTACTTTTCCGTTGGCAATAGTTACATTTGAACCTGAACCTTGAGATATAATAATATTATAAGGTCCGCTACTACCTGAATCAGTGGTAGCATTTTCAATAATTTGCACTCTTTTCATGGTATTTGGACCAATCGTTATAGTGCAATCAGAGTCTAAAGCTCCTGTATATTTAAGGTACATTGCTCTACCTGCATCAGCACTTCCATCTGCTACAGTGGTAGTATGAGTATCAGCATTGGTTGTGATAGCCTCTGTACCAATACCTAAAGCCTCTCCGATAAGTTCTAAATTAGTATTTGTGGATGTACCCCAAGTACCTGACTCATCACCAGTTGCTATTTCTTTTAATCTTAAATTATTTACATAAGTTGCCATATTATGCTACTTCCTTCCAATTTGGATTTTGTGTTGTACTAATTGTAGAGTAATTAGGTGTTTGTGAATCATCTATTAATCCCCAAACATTTACTCCTGTTAAACCTGTTGTGCCTTGATTGCCTACTACATCTACATTTGCTTTTGCTATAACTGATATATTGCCTAGTCCTGTAGTCCCAGCAAAACCTGTAACACTTAAATTATTATTTGTTATTAAGTTTTCATCACCTAATGTTCCTGTAGATGCTACTGCGGAAACTCCTACAACAGCAGCAGCTTGTACTGCTGGTGTGCCTACTGCACCTGTACTAGATAATCCTGTTTGTGCTAAATTATTATTAGTGCTTAGTGATTCACTACCAAGTGCTGATGTACCTGCATTTCCAGTTATACTTACATTAGCTTCTGCAACAACAGATATAGAACCTAATGCACTTGTTCCTGCAACTCCACTAACAACTACAGGTACGGATTCTCCCCATGCACCATCTCCCCATGTAGAACGACCCCAACCTGTAATTGTTGACATATTAAGCTATTCTTATAATTGCGTTTGATGCGTCTGCTGTTGGAAACTGTATTGTAAAATCTCCTGCTGTTGATGTCTTATCACCACCAAAAGCTAATACACATACTGCTGGGTCTCCTGATGCACTATCATTAAATATTAAAGCACCATTTGCAGTTACTGTTGCATTAGAAAATGTTAAATCTGCAAAATCAGTAAACGCAGTTGTGCTACTTGTAGTAGGGTCAACTCTAGTTAGTGATGCACCTTTAGCAGTATAGTTAGTACCAGATGCTTCATTTGAAGTTGTGTACGCAGTTGTAGATGCACCTAAAGAAGCACTGCTAGTATAGAGTGCTAAGTTAAATGTACTACCACCTGAGTTTTTAAAGTTATGTACTCCCTCTAAAAGTTCTTTTTTAAATGATGTACACATCGCTTGTGAAATTGCCATTACAGCCTCCTTATAATATCAGCCATATCTTTATGACCTTGTTTTTCTAATAAACCAGCTACAGTTGATCTATCACTAGCTATAGCTTGTCGTATATAAAATAAAATTAATTTTTCTATAGAATTTTTAAAAGCATCTGCTTGTGCTTTGACCATAGGATTAGCATTATCACTAATACTTATAAGTCTTTCTACTATGCGTTCTGTCCAGTATTCAGGACTATGACCTTTATTTTGAGTAGTGCTAACTGTTATATCACCTATGCTTGATTTTACATCAACATTAAACATTACATTCTTTCCATTCTTACTGCATCATCTCTGTAAATATCAACAGTATTATCACCCTCAGCTAAGTTTTTAAGTTTGCTCAAGGCTTCAAAATATCTTCTTTCATACTGTTGCATGATATCAGGCTCACCTTTCATATAAACATAAGCCTCTAATAAAGAACCATATAATAAAGCATTTATAGCATTTGTTGCTAACCAAGTTGTACCACTATTAGCACCTAGTGTTATAGATGCTGGTCTGTAAAAATAATGAAGCTCTACTACAAAATTATCATTTGGTGTTGGACCCACTATAAAAGTTGTGTCGTCAAATAAAGCATAATGCTTTGGAATACCTGTGGTTGATGCGTTTGGATATGCCTCTCTGATAAAATTAACATCTTTAAAAAGTAAAAAAGTTTGTTCACTCGAGCTAGTAAAAGATAAAGAAAAGTTATCTAAAAAATCAGATGGAGTCGCAAGATACTGATTTCCCGATGTTAATGTACCACTAACATTTTTTCTAAACACAGGAAGATTTACAGTTTTTAATATTTTTTCTTCTGCTTGTTTTATTAAATTAGGTAAATCAGAAACAAAAGTTGTCTCTGTATTTTGCACATAATTTTGTATTAAACTTTTTAATTCTGAATATGTCATTTTAACCTATGGTTATTTTTACTTTACCTATGCTACCTCGCATTATAATTCCTGTTCCTGTTACAGGATTAAAACCAAATATCTCTCTTGATGCTTGTTCCCCTGTATCTACTCTTGGATCATATAAAG